ATCAGAGGAACTATTAAAGTTCTTTGTTGGAATAAAGGGTGTAGACAAGGTAACTAAATTAGGATCGGAACTCAAAGGTCTATACGTAAACAGTGCCATAACATCTGCCGTATTCTTTGATCCAGAAGAGGAGTGGTTAGCTAATACATTAAATGAGTTTGAATCTGTAGCTCCATTTGTGCCTGACATTTTAGTATCATCAGAGAACAAGGATGTATTTGAGAACAGATTAGCAAAGGCTTTAGAGTCTGCAGTTCTGATAGCTCCGTTTCAGATACCTGCCCTGACAAAAGCACTTGGAAATGTTTATAGCCATTTAGATAATATTCGTATAGCAAAAATAGAACAATTAAAAGAGGGGGCAGTTTCTGAAACTACCCGAAAAGCATTAGATAAGTCTAGAGAAGCCCTAATGGGTACAGATATACCACCTAAAGTGGAGCTACTTAATGGAGTTCTTATAAAAGCAGGAGAAAAAGGAGAGAGAATAAAGAGAGCCAGAGCTAAAGAGATAGGCATAGAGCTAGAGAAAAAGGCTCAGAATGCTAAAATAGCTGACGAAAACAAAGAAATGTATAATAAACTAGTTAATGAGTTTGAAGAGGGACTTACAGTCAACAGAGATAACATGTTAAAAGCAGGAGATGACGGATTCTTCACAGTGACGGACATGGTAGGTGGACGCAAAGTCATTAACATGGACAAAATAAGACAAGCAAAAGATGAAGCGTTACAATCTAAAGATGTAAAGAGTGAAAAGGGTATGATAGGTAAAGCTTCCAAAGAAATAACTATGGAAGGGTATGAATCTGTAGATGAGATAACATATTTAGATTCAGATACTGTTGCTAAGATGACACAAGATGAGGTAGCAGAACTATCTCAAAGAGTTTTAACAACAGAAAATGTAGAAGCTTTAACTACAGTAGCAGCAGAGTTAAAGAAACTAAGACCCGATCTTTGGAATGATAAAAAGACTGTAACTAAAAACCTATTTGACCTCGTTGTTAAAAATGCTGATGAGCTTTCTGTTAATAACGGAGAACATCCTCTATGGAAAGCGTTAGATAAAGCAGGTATGTCTTTTGAAGACTTTGTTGTATCTAATTTAGGATCGGCAAGTGAAGCAGGAAGAATATTAAATAAGTATTCACAACTAGCAAAAAGAGTAAAACCTAAATCTATTAAACAACAAGAAGAACTAGATGCTATGTTGAAGAACGAGAACAACATGGTGAATTACTTTAGAAGAGTAGAAAACATAAGACGAGGACTACTCGTATCTCAGGTGGCAACTGCCGCTAGAAACTTACAGTCAGGTCTGCTACGAACACCTGTAGAAGCAGTCAACAATATCATGGAAACTGCAATGTATGACTTATCAAGAGGTAAGTTTGTTAGCAATAGACTATTTAAACGTGCAACTTGGCAAGATAGCTTGAGTGGTCTACGATATATATACTCTGACAGAAAAACGGCAGAGGAATACACAGATTATATTTTAGGTAACAAAGATCTAAAAAAGTTTTATGATCAGATGTATAATACTATCAACGAGATACAGTTAAATCAAGGTAAGGGTACTGGTACAGGTGCAGACAAAGTTCTTACTAGGATAGAGGATTTTACACAGCTACTTAACACTCCAAATAGAATGCAAGATTTTATGATAAGACGTGCAACATTTTTGTCAGAAGCACAGAGACTATTTAGACAGAGATGGGATATGGACTTGATGGAAGCATTAGATAATGGCAGACTCAAGGATATATTAAGAGATTCATCAGACCTAAATAAAAACATGGTGAAGAAAAAGTTTGTTCGTAAATACAAGAAGGGCATGAAGATTCCTGTAGGCAAGAAAGCAGGGGATACTTACGAGGTAGAACAACTTGTACCTGAGTCAACTGCTATGGAGATCTTTGCCGATGCTACACAGAGGGCATTAGATGTGACTTATGCAGGATCTCCTGAAACAGCGTTAGGTCAAGGCTTTGCAAACTTTGTAACTAAATATGGCTTGACTGTCATAGCTCCTTTTCCAAGATTTATGGCAAAAAGTATAGAACTCATGGCTGAAAACTCAGCAGGGGCATTTGTACCAACTATGAGAAGGATAGTAGAAGGGGGTAAGATAGGTCTTGGAAAGGTAGGAGTAGGTAAAGGTGGAAAACTAAAACCTCTTACTGAAAGAGAGAGCCGTATGATTTCTAGAAACATAACAGGTGTGGCAGGTATATATGCAGCATCACAAATGTTAGAAGAAACAGGTATGTTCGGAGAGAACTATAAGCTTGTTCCACTAGGAGATGGTAAGGTTTTAGATGTTACTCCTTTGTTTCCACTCAGACAGTTCTTTATGCTAGGGTACATAGGAAAGCAGTGGGCTAAAGCAAAAGAGGACACTAACTCAGTAGATGCAGCTATAGAAGCATTTGTAGAAACATTTCCTAGAAGAGAATGGGCAGAGACATTCTTAGGATCTGGCTTTAGAGTTGGTGTAGGGGGAGAAATACTTGATGACTTTGCAAGAATGTTTTCTTCAGAAGACCTGTCTACTAAAGAAAATTTAGGGAGACAACTTGGTGGTGCTGCAGGTAACTATTTTTCTTCTTTCTTTGTACCCCTAAATCAAATATTAGATGGACAAAGAGCATTAGGTTCTAGAGGAACTGTATATAGAGAATCGGCAACAAATCCAGAGTTAGTTCCTAGCTTTTTAGATGCAACAGTTAAGGGGTTTGTTAAACCCTTTAAGAGATATGATCTCAGACCTCATGTAGAGGATTCACTGCCTATTAAACAAGATATATTCCAAGAAAAAAGAGAAAGAATAGGTCCGGGATTCAAGGTAGGTTTAGGTCTAAATATGTTTTCACAAGATAGTGAAGAGGGTAGGTTTATGAATGCTCTAGGATTCACTAAATTTGATCTAAGTAGTAGATCTCGCATTCCAGAGGTAAAAAACTTTGAGAATGAAATTATAAGAAGAGTTCTACCATTCATAGTGCAGGAAGCTTTTGATTTAGTAGATGAAAAAGAGGAAGAATACGAAAATAATAGAGAAGCATTATCTCAAACAGAAAATATATTTACTGATTTTAGTCCACAGTCTAAAGAATCTTATGTTAAGACAGAGGTTAGATCTTTTGTAGAGGATTTGGTAAATTCTGTTAGGGGCAATGAAGAAACAATAGGTATATTAGATGACAAGGATAAAGTAATAGAACTAATGGCTATGACAAAGTATAGAAAACTTCCTATGAATATACGAGACAAAGCAAACAATGCTTTTACACGAGAATATAAAAGAAGACCGTTTAAATATTCTGAAGAACTCATGAGAAGTCAATTTAGAGACTATGATACCTTCTCCGATGAAGAGAAGGCTATAGCTGAATATAATATGAAACTCAGAGATCTACAGAATTTAGGTGTAATAGGGGACGAACTAAAAAAGATACAGGGAGAGACTAGAAGAAGTATTAGGAACTAACTTTCTTTATCATCTCCCTTATCTCTTTTAAACTTTTCTCACACTCTCTTAGTCTGTAGTTCATTTCTGTGAGAAGTTCGAACATTGTCTTGGGTTCTTTGCTTCTTCTGTCCATGAAAGCCTTTGCTTCTTTTTCTAATTCCATCTCGTCCTCTATGTATGTTATCATAATAGGCTGTGTTAAAGCCACGTTCCCACTCTCTATATAACATAGTGTCGGAACTATAGGGATTGCGAATCTTTCCATATATAAATGCATCGTAGCCTTTCATCCACTGAATCTTTAGTGGGGCATCATGTTTACCTAGACCACGTTCCTTTCTGGATAAGTGTCTCATGTCAAATCTCCCTCTGTAGCAAACTTACTTCTTTCTGAACACCCTATAAATAAAACAACGGCATCTCCACCCTTCATATCTAGATGATCCTGTAGTGTTTTATTAACGTGAGTATTATATGTCTGTAAGTATGACACACACTCTTCATTAGTTTTAAATATCTCAGCCTTGTACTGAATTACCTCTACAATACCACCTATTAATATTGTTGCATATATTAATACTGCTCCCATGTTATGCTCCTATGTCTACAATCTCACAGTTATCGCCTGAACAGGCAAAGGTCTGTGAAGATTTAGTGTTATCTTCTTTTTCATAAGTCGTAAACTTATTCCAATCAATATGAGTGAACTTACTGCTAAAATCATTGTATACAGCTTCTGTGCAATCCTGATATGGTGCTTGCTGATAAGTATGATCGGAGTGTGGTAGAAAAGAAACACCTGACATCTCATCAAAATGTTTAAATACAAATGCTCCTACTTCCATCCATTCTTCATCACGCACTGATACAGTAACAGAAGGTTTATGCTCACACCAATGTCGCTGATAGAGAAGCCACATCTCTAGCTGTTCTATAGCTGTCATGTCATTCCTAACTACAGACTTCTTTGGTGACTTCATAGGAAAGCTAAACACAGTTTGTGTGTCAGGCTTCATAAAGTCTGGTTCGTTAGGTATTTTACTGTCAATCATGAACTGTGTGAGAGGATCTTTATTATCACCACGCACAGTCCTAACGTAAAAAGAGCTATGACGAGGGTGTATACCACTGCTTGAGTCAACAAGTTGCGATACTGTTCCACTTGGTTTGACACACGTAATTGCTGTGCTTTGTGGAATACTGAAGATAGCTGACCATTCTTTGTTTGTTTCAACAGCAACTTCTCTGAGTGCTGTGAGGGTTTTTTCAAGCCCATGTTTTCTCCCATTTGTTAATTCATTATCCATAATACCTGTAAGGCTAACACCAAGAAGTCTTTCTTCTTCTGTGTTCTTCTGCCATATCTTTCGTAGGTATGGAAACTTAGTAAGAGTAGACTGTGCTGTGCCAAGTATAGTGGCAAGCATAACCTTTCTCTTTAGATCATCAAACCTATCTTTCTCTCTTACTACAACCTCAGTAAGATTGCAGAACTGGTAAGGTCTAAGAATAATCTCACTGCAAGGATTACAACCAAAGTCATGATTTGGATCTCTTCTACCAAACTTACTTGCCTGTTCCTTGGCTGACAGCCTGTTAAATATACCACGTTCTCCTGATTTAGATTCTACAAGAGATGTCCACTCACGTAAGAATGTCTCACCGTCAGGCTTGGCTGTATAAACAACAGAGTTATTTGATAGTGCCATCTGTGGTGCAGTCTCCCACCACTTACCTGACTTGGCATGTCTCATGCGTTGGTCTGAAAGGTTAGATAAACTAATCATAGCAGATCTACGTACACCACCAGAGACTACGACTTCCCCAACCTTACACATAAGATTATGACAGTCATAGCTAGATAGCTTACGTCCTTCATTGTGACGGAACAAGGATACCGTAAAGTTAAACAGATCTATAAGAGGAGCAGGTCCACTAGCTCTACCACCAAATACTTTGAGCCTAGCACCTGCAGGTCTTACCTTAGACATGTCCCATACAGGAACTTCACCCATATACAAGTGTCCTATCAGCTTGCGTAAGGATCTTGCCCATCCTTCTTTACTGTCTTGTACCTGTATACATGTATCAACATGATCTAGCTTCTGTGGTATCTCTGGTAATTGGTCTACGTATTGTCTCTCGACAGAGAAGCCTACACCTGTACCACATAATAATATATACATAGCTTCATCAAAAGCTTTTGGATCATCAACAGGAAGATAGCTACAGTTGTATCCTGCTGTGTTGTCTCTCTCCAAAGCAGAACCTGCTGTCATCAATGCTCTCATGGATGGCATAACTTCTAGTTTAGTTATAGCATCTTTTATCTGCATCAAAGGGAGATGTCCCTTAACTTTCTGTGACATATAGGATACATATCTATCTACAGTTTCTTCCCATGTTTCTCTTCTATTCTCTTCGTCTATCCACCTAGCGTATCTAGATATTGCAATAAATTTTTGATAATCATTCATATTAGTTCTCCATTGTTATTCGTATATTTTTAATTTTTAGTCCATCAATATCATAGATAAACTCTTCTAACGCTTGTTGTATCTCTTCACTAGGATCACCGTCAGCAGGTATAGGGTAATCATCTTTATCAATATTAAGAGTGATGTAGATCTTAACAACCATTTCCAATCTCTGATAGTAAATCTAACTGATCACAACTGCCTTTCTTTTTAACCTCAATCAGACGAGTAAGATACCACTGTGCTTTCTCAAGATCTTGTATACCATTCTTGTATCGGTATCTCCAAAGATATTTAATAATATTACCCTGCAAATAATATTCATATCCTTCACCTGTGGCTGACTGAATAGCTTCAATACACTCCACACCATATTTGTTATAATGTGGTGGACTATTCACCATATCTTTACCATTACAATTATCTATATCCCATTTTGCCATATCACGCACTCCCATTTAGTTTCTCTTTCATTGATTTAAAGTCTACCGTAATTACATTGTCTTGTCTACCAACAATTTTAGGTTTTGTTTCATCTTCTAGTTCTTTTCTAACAACCTGATAAACTTTCTTTGACCAATCTTCGTCTGTTCTAAGTAAATCAATACTTACAAGACACATTCTTGCAAAGAACATAATATCATTGAAATCTCTATCAGATAGTGGATTTTTTAATGAGTCTATAACCTGTAGATGTACATCTCCTGTCCAATTATTCTGGTGATCAAGTATAGGTTTCACCCGAATGATTATATCCTGATCATCTAATTTTAGATGCAAGTCTTTAAATCCGTTCTGTGTCATTTATATCTCCTTATAATTTTTTTACCTGAGAACTTTATGAACTCAGGGTGTGATTTCTTTTTACGTTCTTTCAACCAACCCTCTGGTATAATCCTGTCATGATATTTAAAGTCGTTCTTCTCACACCACATACCATAGGTAGTCTTAGAACCCTTTTGTAATTTTCTTCTACTACTTGTAAACACAAAACGTATGTCTAGCTTGGGGTGCTGTTGTTGTATACACATATGCTTTCGCCTATCTGCTACTGTAAACAATCCCTTTGTTTCTATTATTATACCATTAGGTAGCACAAAGTCAGGTGTGTACTGTCTGTAAGCTAAGTCTTCCCACTCTATCTTGATGCCCTCGTAGATATATTTTATCTTTAGTTCATCAAGAAACTCTGAGAGCTTAACCTCAAGCCCGCTACGATAGCCTAACTTACGTGCTACCTGATACTGTTTAGAGGTGTATAACACCTACCATTTGTACCAGAGAGTAAACGGACTCTC